AATCTTGGGGTATCTCCAGAACAAGCTCAACAACAAATTGACCAGCAACGAGCATTACAGTTTGCTAACATGAATCCTCAACAGCGTATGGCTGCTGGTATTTATGGAGGATTACAACAAGTAGCTCGTGCATTTGGATCTAAAGACCCAATGCTTGAGCAGGCTTCTCAGATGCGTGCTTTGGCACAGCAGTTTGATACTAATACTGCTGAAGGAATGATGCAGTTTTCTCAAGCCTTGCAGCGTATGGGAAATACTCAGGCTGCTCGACAGGTTGCTCAAGACGCACAGCAGATGATGCTTCGTGAAGCACAGTTGGGTAAACTTCAGGCTGAAACAGAAGAGACTAAGCGTAAGGGAACAGCGGCTGCTGCTGCGGTTACCTCCCGTTCTAAAGCCCTTCAACGCCGGTTTCCAAATATGACCGAGGAAGAGGCTGCTGGTTTAGCTGAGGATGCTCAAGTTACTAGTAATTTACTGAAGGTAGACAAGGATGTAGCTCGAAAGACTAAGACTGTTACTATAAATGGTCGTGTTGTCTTGATTGATGAAATTACTGGCGAAACGATTAAAGACTTAGGCGCTGCTGGTAAAACCCTTCAAGAATCTCTTGGAGAAGGTTTAGGCGCTTTAGGTAAAATTGTTGCGGCCGGTCAAAAGAAAGAAGCTGAAGAAACTGGACAGTTTGCAGCTAAAGACTTTAACACACTTGGTAGCGCAGTTGCAGCAGGAACAGCCAGTAAGCGTAATATTACTGTACTTGATAATGCATTAAAGAATGCCTTTACCGGATCATTTGCCGATACTAAAACCGGCATTATCAAAGGTTTTGATGCTTTAGGGGTTCCTGTAAATCAAGAACTTCGTCAAGCTGCTTCTAATACTGAACTTATTAATGCAATGGGTACTCGTTATGTGTTCCCCTTGGTTAAGAACTTCCCTGGCTCTTTGGCTGCTAAGGAACTGGATCGGTTAGAAAAGACTTCTCCCAATGCTTTACAACAACCTGAAACTATTCGTTCTTTGGTTGATTTGCTAAAAGTTGATTTAGCTGAGAATGAGTTTACTTATAATAAAGCTAAAGCATACAAAGAGGCAAATAAAGGAAGTGCTATTGGATTTAATCAAGCAGATGCTAAGATTGACTTTCAGAATAAGTTAACTACTCTTAGACAGAAAATTTCTGTAGTTAAGTCAAAAGGCCAGATGAGTCCTCAAGAGAAAAAAGAAATTGACGCATTAAAGACTGAATTAGGAGTCGAATAATGTCAGAATTCGATATTAGTAAAATCCCAGTCGCTGACACACCGCCCGGAAAAGAAGAGATTCAGTCCGTTCTTAATCCTGCTTTTGTTAATAGACAACGGCAGGCTTTAGGGCTTCAAGAACTTGGTGGACTTGTGGGTGGTATTGGTGGTTCAGTAGTTGGCTCCATCTTTGGCCCTGGAGGGACTGTAGGAGGCCGTATTCTTGGTAGCATGGTAGGAAGTGCTGCTGGTGCTGGTTTAGGAGGCGCTACTGGAGAAGCTGTAGAGCAAGTACGAAAAAACGAGCCGCTGTCTCCTGCACTAATGGCTCAGGCAGGTGTTGAAGAAGCTGCTTGGGATGTCGGCGGTAACTTAGTGCTACGAGGACTGGGTAAAACCATTCGTGTCGGCGCAGATAAGTTGGGATTTGGCCCTAAAAACATACCTGACGCTAATCTTGCTGCTCAAGAATTCTTGAAGGCACAGGGTTCTTCATTAAGTCTTTCTCAAAGAACTGGAAGCGGTTTCCTTGAGTCTCTAGAAGGAATGCTTAATACTCCTGTTACTGCTGGAATCTTTAAGCGTAAAGAACAAGAGATTCGAGATGCTCTGACAGCAGGTAATAAGAATGTTCTAAAGAGTTTAGTAAATTCGCCTGAGTTTGATCAAGCATTACGAAGCGGTTCTTCTGCTCAAAAAGCTTCAGGACAAGTCCTATTGAACTTTATTCGAGAAGGTGAACAGAGTTTAGGAAAAGCTGTAGAACCTGAGTATGCTGCGGTCTTTAAAGATAAAGACTCTAGGATTAGCATGTTCAGAGTAAAACAATGGGCAAACAAAGAATTGTCTGAGCAGGCTGCTTTAACTCCTGGACAAAGGAATGTTCTAAAAGAGATTGAAGCATTACCTCCTCAAGTAGACATCTCTTTGATGCATAAACTTCGTTCTCGTTGGCTAGCTGAAAATAGGGACAAATATTCTAGCTTAGGAACAGAAAAAGATTCACTTGCTTCTAAAACTATTTCTGATGTAATCAAGGAATTTGACAAAGCAATGGACACGGCTGCAACTTCTGCTCTTGATCCTAAAACATTACAACGGTACCGTACTGTAACAAGAACTTACCGTGAAGGTATACAAGGACTTCAAACAGAAGCTATTCAGGCTGCTTTGGCAAAGAATCCTGAAGAAGTGGGCTCCTTTCTGTTTGCTGCTGGTAAAGAAACACCTATCAATGAACTTTATAAGTCAGTAGCTGCTGCGGGAACTTTAACAAAAAAGCCTTCCCGTGAAATTCTTGACGCATTGCGTTATGGTTATTTACAAGCCATGACCAATACTCCTGAAAACATGTTAAAGTTTGCTAAGACTCTTGAGCAAGACCAAGCTACTCAAAATACCTTCAAGGTTCTGTTTGGTGATCCCATACAGCGTAAAGCAATTGAAGATATGAACAGGGCTGCTCAATTAGGTCTTGTTGAACCGGCTTCTCGTCAAGGTCTTCAACTTCAAACTATTTCTAGCTTAAAGCAAGCAGGAGCAGTCACTGCGGCAGGTCTTGGTGGTTATTACTTTGTATTAACTCCTGAGCAGCAGGAAAAACTGAAGGAAAACTTCGGACCTGCTCTTGCATCTGCTGGCGGCATGATCTTGTCTCAACGAGCCTTGGCTAAAGCACTGCTTGATCCCAAAGGTGCTCGTGCTATTAGTTTCTTGTCAAAAGCTAAGGAACAAGCTATTTCACCAACGGCCTTTACTAAGGTAGTTGTTGAGCCTTTATACAATATTCTTTCTGGAGAATCGTTTACACCAGAAACATTCTTTAGATCAGAATTTGATGTAACTGGCTTACCTGTAAGGAGTAAGTAATGTTTGAAGTCCTCGGAGGAGGGCTACTAGGTAGTATCTTCGGGGGTCTGTTCCGACTGGCTCCCGAAGTACTCAAGTGGCTTGACCGTAAAGATGAACGATCACACGAACTGAAGATGTTTAGCCTTCAGACTGACCTCGAAAAGATGCGAGGTGAGTACAAGATGGAAGAAAAGTATGTTGATTTCAGCAAGGCAAACATTGATGCAATCGGTGAGGCATTTAAGCAGCAAGCAGAAGCTGACAAGAAAGCCTACAAGTGGGTTGCAAGCATTTCTGCTCTGGTTCGTCCTGGCATTACTTGGTTGCTGTTTGGACTGTATACTGCTGTAAAAGTTATTAGCGTGTCTTATGCAGTCAATAGCGGACTCCCAGCTATTCAAATTATGCAAGAGATTTGGACACCGGACGACTTTGCAATGTTAATGATGGTGTTGACATTCTACTTCCTCGGAAGGCCGTTAGAGAAGCGAGAAGCTAAGGCATGAAAAAGATTTACTTTACTGAAGAAGAAAGGAAACAGGCGAAGTCCGAATGGGATCGCCAGTACCGACTCAGAAAGAAAGAGCAGCTAAAGCAGAAGAAACAGCAGTATTATTTAGACAACAAAGATAAAATAGCTGAAAAGAGTAAATTGCTGTATCTAGCTAACGCAGAAAAGATTAAACAACGAGTCAAACTCTGGAAGGAAAATAATCGTGAAAAACACAATGCTAATTGTATGGAAAGACATACAAAGAAAATGCAAGCGTGCCCTTCATGGCTTTCAGAGGATGATAAGTGGTTTATTCAAGAAGCGTACCACATAGCTAAGATTCGTTCTGAAGTAACTGGGGTTAAGCACCATGTAGACCATATCGTACCGCTACGATCTAAGCAGGTATGTGGTCTGCATGTTCCTTGGAACCTTCAGGTTATAACAGCGTCTGAGAACTGTTCTAAACGGAACTCTTTCAATGAATCCCGCAATTGAACTCTGTAAGAACCTGCTAGTCAAGCCCTTTGAAGGATGCGCTAAGGTGCTTCCTTCAGGGGCTGTCAAAGCCTACCCTGATCCAGGCACTGGTGGAGCACCGTGGACAATCGGATATGGTGCCACAGGCCCCGGGATAGGCCCAGATACAGTCTGGACTATGGAGCAGTGTGAAAAGGCTTTAGACGAGCATCTAGAGTACTTCTATGCCGGTGTTCTGAAGCTGTGTCCTGGCTTGAAGGATGAGCCTCCTAGACGACTAGCGGCTGTGATCTCATGGGCCTACAACTGTGGTCTAGGTAACCTCAGAGTCAGTACCTTCAGGAAGCGTATCAATGAGAAAGACTGGGACGAAGCAGCCCAAGAGTGTTTGAAGTGGAACAAAGCAGCCGGTAGGGTCTTACGAGGACTCACACGGCGAAGAGAAGCAGAAGCAGAACTTCTGAAATAACTAAGCCCCTGTCAAGGTTCCTTATCGGGAACATTGCAGGGGCTTTTTCATTTATTCATCGAAAAATTCACCGATCAGGATCATCAGGAATGGAATCTTGATGATCAGACCAACGAAACAGACTGTTACCTCTTTACCGTCATCGTCAGCGATACAGTAACGATTGATCTCGTTATGTTCGATGTCTAAGCCGATACCGAGTCTAGGCTGTATGATCCAACTCATGGGATTTCACAGGCACCAGCAGTGCAGGACAGTGTTTGAACACCTTCTACATTGTCAGTACCTTCCTTGAATGCTTCCCAGTCGATGCCTACAGGCATTGCAGCCTTTAGACGCTCATACTCCGCAGCATCAATCGTTTCATACGGTGCTTGCTTATAAGTCCCTCCGTCCATAGGTAGGAAAGACACGCCTGTAATATCATCAAAGTTCTCCCACACCCAAGCACCGACAGCAGGCCATTCACGCTCCTGGACACTGATGGTCACAGAGGGCTTATGCTCACAGTAGTGCTTCTGGTACAACAACCACAACCGAAGATGCTTGATAGCATCCAAATCCTCACGCAACAAAGCCCCTTCAGCCACAGCTACAGGGAAACTAAACACTGTGGTGCTGTCAGGCTTGTAGAAGTCAGGCTCCGAAGGGAATCCCTGAGACTTCAGGAATGCCGTCAG